GACGGCGAAGATGCCGAAGACGATGAAGGCGGGGAGGATGGGGCTCCCGAAGGGGATGATGTCGGAGAAGAGGGCGACGACCCCGACGGCGAAGATGCCGAAGACGATGAAGGCGAAGAGCAGGACACCGATGATGGGGACGACCCCGACGAGGAAAGTCCCGAAGGAGATGAACCTGACGACGGGGATGCTGATCCCGAACCGGTCGAATACGACGACAAGGAAGAACCGGTCAATCCGTTCGATTACTCCGATGCGGCACAGGAGCAGATCAAAGACCTGCGCGAAAAACTCAACGATGGTGAGCTGTCGCCCGCCGAGTATGACGAGCAGGTGGACAAGATCAAGTCGGACGATTATCAGCAGCGCATGCAGGAGACCGAGAATCGGCGCTGGGGCAAAGCGGTCACCGTCTTCCTGTCCCAGCACAAGGATTATACCCAGGAGAGCAACCCGACCAAGTTTGCCGCCCTGGACAGCGAAGTGAAACGCATGGTGCAGGCTGGTGAGATCGGCAATATGGGCCATATGCAGATTCTGGAACAGGCCAAGTCCAATGTGGAAAAAGCATTTGGATTTGTTCCCGAAAAGCCCAAGCCCGACGCGGGCGGCAAGAAAAACAAGGGTCAAAAAACTGCCAAGCCCAAGTCCAAGGCTCCGGACGCCCCGAACCTCGGCGATGTGCCGGCCGCTGGTGTGGAAAACCCGAAGGCCAACAATAGCGAGTTTGCCCACCTGGACAAGCTGACCGGTGTGGATCTGGAAACGGCGCTGGAGAAAATGACACCGGCACAGCAGGAACGCTATTTGGCAGGGAGGTAACAGACCGTGACGTGCAGGCTGTTTTTGGATTTGCGGCCGGGTGAGGCCATCAAGATAGGCGGCAAGGCTAAGGTCGCGGTGGAGGAAAAGAGCGGTCAGCGCGTCCGGCTGCGTATAGAAGCGGATAGGTCCGTCCCGATTGAGAGGGACGAAAAACAAGAAGGGCTGAGGAAAGCCCGATAAATTAACCCTGGCGCTGGAGTGCCGCACACAGAAAGGATGAACCCATGGCGAGATCCATCGTTGGCCTGGGCGACCCCAAGGCGGTCAAACGGTACTCCGGCATGATGGCCGTCGATGTTGCCCGGCAAAACCCCTGGAACCGGAAGTACATCGGCAAAGGCGAGGCAGCCCAAGCCCCCATTGTCCAACTGGACGAGCTCGAAAGCGATGCCGGCGAACAGATCACTTACGATCTGTCGGTACAGCTCAAACAGAGGCCCATAGAGGGGGACAACAAGCAGCGCGGGACCGAAGAAGCGCTGAAATTCTACTCGGATTCGGTCTATATCGACCAGATGCGCGGCGGCGTCAATGGCGGCGGGCGCATGACCCGGAAGCGTACCCTGCATTCCATGCGGAATACCGCCAAGGCGCGCATGTCCGAATGGTGGGCACGGGCATTCTCCGAGTGTGTGTTCATGTATCTGTCGGGGGCCCGCGGCGTAAACGATGATTTCGTTTACGACACCGACTGGACCGGTCGCGCTAACAACAGCCTGTCGGCTCCGGATAGCTACCATATCCGCTACGGCGGCGGTAAAACCAAGGCGACGTTGGCCAGCACCGACACCATGACCCTGACCGAACTCGACAAGGTTGGGACGGCTATCAAACTCATGGGCGGCGGTTCCCAGGGGACTCCCAAACTGCAGCCGGTCATGATCAACGGCGAAAAGCACTATGTGTGCATGATGAATCCCCAGCAGGCCGAGGATCTGCGCACCAATACCGGTACCGGACAATGGATGGACCTGCAGAAAGCTCTGGCCAATGCTGTCGGTCGGGATGCGGATATTTTCAAAAACTCCCTCGGCAAGTACGGCAACATGGTGCTGCAGGAGGAAGAAGGCATTATCCGATTCTCCGACTACGGCAGCGGTGGCGACGTGGCCGCAGCCCGCGCTCTGGTGCTTGGCCGTCAGGCTGGCGCAGTGGCGTTCGGCTCCAAGGGCGGCGTCGGTCTGCGCTTCGACTGGTACGAAGGCACCGAGGATAACGACAACGAGATCATCATCTCGACCTCGTGTATCTGGGGCTTTAAAAAGTGTACGTTCAACGGCGTCGATTTCGGCGTATACGCCATCGATACCGCTGCGGCTGCCCCGTCTATTTAAGGTAGCTGCGTAACGTAACAGCATAGCGCCCCTGGGCAACCGGGGCCTTATCCAAGGAGATAGAACCATGGCTCTGTTTACCGCAAAAAACCTTTCCCGCCCGCCCGTTACCGGTGGTCAAGCCGGGGTGGTGGTGTGCAACGAGGGTGAATACTCGCTGCCCGATTCCCTGGCTCAGAACGATATTGTCAAACTGGCCCATCTTCCGGCAGGTCACAAACCTGTTGATGCCATCCTGGAAGCGGATGACCTCGATGATGCAACCGCTTTGGTGTTGAGCGTCGGTATCGTCAATGATGATGGGGACGATCTGGTGGCGTCTACCAATCTCATCGACTCGTCCACTGTCGGACAGGCTGGTGGGGTTGCGCGGGCCGACACCGTTTCCGGTTTGCAGCTTGCGGCATCCACATCGGATCGTGTTATCGGTGCCAAGGTCGTTACCGCGGCTGGCACTCCTGCAGCCGGAAAACTGCGCCTCAAATCGTTGTCGGTGCCGGCATAACCCTAAATCATGGGGCGGGGGAACTCGCCCCTACACAAGTTCAGGAGGACTGAACCCATGTGGATTGAGTGCCTGATCAAGAGAGACGGACCTACCTTTGTAACCATCGACAAGTTCGATTATTGCTTCAAGGAAAATCCCGATTTTGGTGGTGCCGCAGTGTGTGACGTGACCAACGATTCCCACATCACTCAACTGATGGTGACGGGGTTGTACCGCAAGTACGAAGGCGTCAAACCGTCGGAAAGTCCGGACCCAAAATCACTGCCTGGGACTGAACCGGATACTGTAGAACCCGAGTCTAATCCCGAACCTGATACGACGCCTGAACTTGATACCGATGCGCCCGACGGAGATGACGCCGGCCAGCACGATACGGTTGAGGAAGGCACGGAAGACGGCGAACCGTTGGAGGAAGAGGGGGGCGAGGGTATGACCGACGAAGAGCGGGACGCGGCCATTTTGAACATGGCCGATTCCAATATGTCCTATGCCAAGATCGGCGAAGTTGTCGGCAAGTCGAAATCTTGGGTTGGTAACCGGATCAAGATTCTGCGTGAACAAAAGGGTTAATCGATATGGCCATCAACTGCAGCACCTGTGCATACGAGGGGCAGCCACTGGACAAAACGCCCTGCGAGGTCTGTGAACGCCTCGGGAACGGGCAACGCGGTATTATCTATACCCGGCACAAGGCCAAGGGAAAACACCATGGCAAAGAATGACCGCCGCGGGGCCGGTGCCAAGTACGACGCTGGCAAGCCGTATATCCATTCGGTGTTGCGTTATTTCCCTCGCGCCATCGAGGAGATTGCCCGCGTCAATGAACACGGCGCCTCGAACCACGGCTGGGATACCTGGGATAGCATCGAGGATGCCAAGGGGCGTTATGACGATGCCCGCTTGCGGCACGATCTGGCCGACGCTGCAGGGAAGGTGACGGACGAGGAAAGCGGGTTGCTGCATGCGGCCCATCGGGCCTGGGGAAATCTGGCGGTTTTGGAACTGATGTTGAGAGAGAGGGAACATGCCGAAAGAACTGATCTTGACCGTGGGACTTCCACGATCCGGAAAAACCACATGGGCGAAACAGCAGGAGATCCCGATTGTCAATCCTGACAGTATCCGTTTGGCCATTCATGGCCAGCGTTTTATCCACGATGCTGAACCGATGGTGTGGACCACGGCCAAGTATATGGTTCGGTCTTTGTTCCTTGCCGGTCATGACAAGATCATAGTGGACGCCACAAACACCACGGCAAAGCGACGGCAGGAATGGATTGACGAGTCCGGGAAAATCGGCTGTTCCGTTTCCTATCATGTTATTCCGACCTCGGCGGCCGAGTGTATCGCTAGGGCTAAGGCCGAAGGCGATGAAGAGATTATTCCGATTATCGAGCACATGGCCAAGCAATGGGACATGCCAAATTGCGAGGTGTTGTAGACAATCATGGGTGAGGTAGTCGACATTCTATCAAGATCTCCGCACCTGTCAGGCGAAGCGAAGTGCATCAACTGCGGCCATACTTACCAAGCCGTTGTTCCAGTAGGCGTCTTCAAAGACATGGAATGCCCGGAATGCGGAACCTTTAAGTCCGTTTTGGTTAACGGAGTTGTTCCAGAACCGACCTGGATATGCAACTGTGGATGTTGGTTGTTCACGATAAGCGGAAAGTCTGGAAGTCTTTTGTGCTGGCAGTGCGGTACTGAACAGCGGTTTCCCGATGAATGAATTGACCCGCTGCCCCTTAAAACGCCCGCAGGGTGACGGCCCGTTCAAGATGGTTAAACCCTGCAATGCCTATTTGCGCATTCGCGGGGAAGGACCGGACGAAGTGCTGTATTGCCCGGAATGCGGTTGCGAGTGGACGATTGACGGAAAGGAGCTTTGACCATGAGCCCATGGACGCGCAATCACCCACGCCCCGGCGCTTTGCTGGTGAGCGGGATCTTTGCCTTAACCCTGCTGTCTTCACTGATCGCTTCGGCCGGTTATTGCGGCTGGCGTCTCTGCACCATCCTTTTACCCGGACAATGAGGTAACCATGGCAACGACAGTGCTTGACTTGGTAAAGGCCACGGCCCCACGCCTGAAACAGATCCCAAAACCGGCCATGAGCGCCATCGAGGCGGTCAACGCCAGCATGGATGTGCTGTTTCGGTATTTGGTCAACAAGGGTAGTGATCTTGTGAAGCAAGATTATAGCCTTGAATTCGCGGCCTCCGATGCCTCGAAGATCCTGCCGACCGATTGCCGCGGCCTGGCCGACAAACCGCAACTGACGACCATGGTAAAGCCCCTGGAACCGTTGCAGGCGCAGAGGCGGGCGGCCTATTACGGGCAAACGGGGACGCCTGAGCGGTACGATCTGCGCGGTCTTAACCTGTTGCTGTATCCGGTTCCCGCAGAGCCCTGTACGGTGATCGGCGAATACTGGCAGGCTCCGGCCAGGGTCACGGCCATCACCGATACCCTTCCGTACAACGGCATGTTCGATGAAGTGTTCAAGGAGGCCATTGTTCGTGGTGCGGCGGCGGGTAGCGCCTTTGCCGTCGATCAGGCGTTCATGCTGTTCATGGCCGGCGAGGTCGATTCTATTCTACCCAAACGCAAGGCGGGACGGCGTAGAACGTCGGGCTGCTGGTTCTAACGGAGGGTTGATCCATGGGGGATATTCTTTGCAGTGCGATTCTCACCAAGGCGGGTAAACAACTCCAGGATACCGGCGCTGTACGCTGGACTCAGACAACCCTGTTCGACTACCTCAAAGACGGGCAGCGAGAGATCGCGGCCCTCAAGCCTGATGCCTGCACGGTGACGGGAAATGTAACACTGGTGGCCGGTAGTAAGCAGACCTTGCCTGACGGCGCGACCGGTCTTGTGCGTCCGGTGCGTAACATGGGCGCCGATGGGATCACGCCAGGGCGTTCCATCGAAATGTTTGACATGACTACTCTCCAAACTCTTTTTCCTGAGTGGAGCGCCATGACGGGCGACGGGGAGGTGCTTTTCGTCGGCTACGACAAAGAGGATCCCGTTACTTTTTTCACGGTCCCTCCGCAGCCTGATATCTCCCACAAGATCGAATCTGTTTATGGTGTATTGCCCGCCGATCCGGCAAGTGTAGACTCTGTCATAACGGTACGTGATGTATATGCCAACGCTTTGCTGGATTACGTTCTGTACCGCGCTTACGGCGAAGAGACGGAGGCCGGCAGTGCTTCAAAATCCGCAGCCCACTATCAGGCCATGGCCCAGGTGCTCGGGATCCGTATGGCGACACAGACCAAGGGGTAACCATGCTGATCAAGCTCGAACAGTTCAAAGGGATCGTTCCCAAGCTCTCCCCCGACCTATTGCCCGTGGAGGCGGCGCAAATCGCGCAGAATTGCAACCTTGAAAGCGGCAACCTCAAGGCATTTCGAGATTTGCTGCAGGTGGCGGTACCGGCCAAGGCGGGGACCAAGCAGAGCATCTATCTGTTCGCTGACGCTTTCTGGTTTCATTGGCTGGCCGATGTGGACGTGGTACGCGGTGCGATTGCCGGAGATACCCAGGAACGCACCTATTTTACCGGCGACGGTACGCCCAAGGTCACCGATAGCAGTATCGCCACGGCGGGCGGCGACCAATACCCCACCAACGCTTGGCAACTCGGCTTGCCGGCTCCGGATGTTGCCCCGACACTGAGCCCCGTCACGCCTGGCGGCACCATTACGGCGATCACCAAGGACAACCCTGCCCAAGTCGAAAGTGCCGGTCACGGCCTCACGACCGGACAGCGGGTGTTGTTGGACGTCACCGGCATGACTGATCTGGACGGTTGGGAAGGCCCGGTAACGGTCATCGATACCGACAACTTCACCCTGGATAACGTCGATTCGAGCGATTATGACACCTTTACAGCCGGCACCTGGCAGAGGGCTTGGGCCGACGCCGACAAGGAAGATCGCGCCTATGTTTGTACCTATGTGACCGGTTACGGCGAAGAGGGCCCGCCGTCGGATCCGTCGGACATTATCACTTGTGGCGCGGACCAGGTTATTGATCTGAGCGCCATTCCCGGGCCTCCGGAAGGCAATTACAACGTGGTCAAGGTGCGAATTTACCGGACCCACGGCGGTTATTACCTGTATGTCGGGGAAGTGGTGGCCGGCACCACAACACTTGTCGACAATGTGGAGTCGGCCTCTCTTGGCGAATCGTTACCCAGCACCACCTGGGCGGCCCCGCCCGATGATCTGAATGGCTTGATCGAATTGCCCAACGGAGGCATGGCGGGTATTTCCGGCAATCAAGTGTGCTTCTGTGAGCCCTATCAATATCACGCCTGGCCGGTTGGCTATCGGCAGGCGTTTAACGACCCTGTGGCCCTGTGCGCCTTCGGGACGTCTATGCTAGTGGCGACCAAAGCCCAGCCGTATGTGCTGACCGGTGCCAGCCCGAATGGCATGCTGTCGGAAAAGATGGAAATGAATTACCCATGCGTGTCCAAGCGCGGCATGGCCGATCTTGGCTATGGGGCGGTCTACCCGTCGACCGACGGCGCGGTATTGATCGGGGTAGGCGTGGCCAAGCTGGCAACCGCAGAAATCCTTACCCGGGACCAGTGGCAGGCGTACAAGCCTGAATCGCTGTTGGGGGTAGGGCACAACAATAAGTATTACGGCTTTTACAATACTGGCACCAAGCAGGGCGGGTTTATTCTGGATCCGGTCAACGGGACGTTTGTCGAAATCGATGTCTACGCCACGGCGGCCTATTCGGATCCCAAGACCGGCAAGCTGTTCCTGCAGGTGGGCGACAACATCAAACAGTGGGATGGCGGCAGCGGCAATCTGACTTATGTGTGGAAGAGTCGTCCGTTTCCAGCCCCTCTGCCGATCAACCCAGGTGCGGCCCAGGTAAAGGCCGATGCGTACCCGGTCACTATGAAGATATACTCTCGGAGCAGCGCAGACGACGAACTACTCTACGCCATCAACGACGCAGGAGAGCAAGAATCCGTCTACGACATAAACGGCGAACTTATTTTCTCTAACGGCGTCATCAAGCATACGCAGGAAGTGGCCAACGGCAACCCCTTTAGGCTCCCGTCCGGATACCGTGGCGAACTCTTTGAAATCGAAATCACAGGGACAGCTCCCGTGCGCCAAGTGTTTTTGGCTGAGACTATGCGCGAATTGAGGCAAGCATGACGGCATCCAACATCACCACCCCAAGTCTGTCGTCCAAGGTCGATCCCGAAGTAAAGCGGGCGATCCAGACGCTGATCATGCACCTGAAGCAGGTTGCGGAAGAGACAGCGGCAATTTCGTCAGGTTTGACCACGGAAGTGGTGGCCACGGTGGACGAGGAAACGCTAAATCAGGCCATTCAGGAATCTATGAATGAAGCGAATCTGTTTGCTCCTGATTACACCATCCCCTCGGCACCGACAGGTCTCACGGCGACGGGGGGCTTTAACCAGATTATGCTGGAGTGGGTTGCCTCTCCTGGCGATTATATCGGGCACTATGAGATATTCCGTAACACGGTGGACGACCAAGGCACGGCGGTCAAGATTGGCACCACCAGTGCCTTGAAGTATGTCGACACCCCCCCGGATTCGTCCATGTCCACGACCTATTTCTATTGGGTACGGGCGATCAACAGGTGGGATGCCTCGATCATCGGTCCGTTCAACGCCACCGCAGGAACCTCTGCGGCAACGGCTGATGAACCTACCTATGTTTTGGAGCTGCTGCAGGGGGAATTGTCCGAAAGCCACCTTGCCTCCACACTCAATACCCGCATTGACAACATCGACGCCCCGGGAACGGGGTTGATCGATAGTCTGGCGCAGGAAGTCACGGATCGTGAAGCGGCGGTCAATAACGAAGCCTCGACCAGGCAGAGCGCCGACAACGCTATCGCCGAGGACGTAACGACGCTGCAATCTGTGGTTGAAGATCCGGCGACCGGTTTGGCCGCGGCGCACTCCGCAGTTCAGGACGAGGCCACGACCAGGGCGAACGCAGATTCGGCCGAAGCCAGTGCGAGGGAAGCATTGGCGGTCAGGGTCACGGCGGCAGAGGGGGGGATTTCAGACAACGAGGCCGCGATAACCACGGAACAATCGGCAAGAGCCGATGCCGACAGTGCTATGGCTGGCGACATTTCATTACTCGAAGCAACCGTGGAGGATCCTGATACAGGCCTAGCTGCAGCCCATACCGCCGTGCAGACGGAGGCCACGGCTCGGGCGAACGCTGACGGCACCCTGGAGGCCGAACACACCATCAAGGTCAACGCCAATGGTCATATCGCCGGCATGGGAGTGGCGGTATCCGGCGGGGCATCCGGCCCGATTGAATCCGAGATCATCATGCTGGCCGACAAATTCGCCATCGTCAAGCCGACGGCAAGCGAAGGCGAACCACTGACGATTCCCTTCATGGTCGGAACGGTCGACGGGTCGCCGGCTGTCATTATTTCCGAAGCCCTGATCGGAGATTTGACGGTAAGTAGGGCCGCTATAAAGGACTTGGCCGTGGACGATGCCAAGGTTGCCAATATCTCCGGTGGAAAGATCACAGCCAACAGCATCACGGCAAGCAAATACAATGAATTGCGTAATTCGCTGATATTCAATGGGTGGGATTCGCTCGATGCTTCCTATCCTTTTGAAGTGCCGTTTTTGCTGTTATCAGAGCTGACAGCGATTCAGTCGGTGCGATTGTCTTTCAAAATTATGCCGTATCGTGCCTATTCAACAACCACGTTGAGTGGTGGTTCATCTGTGCAAAGTACAACCGAAGAACCAGTCCCAACCCACGACCATACATTGAAGATTGTGGGCAACAGTTATTCAGCCGGCTACACGCTGATGTATGGCAACCAAGATGGCAAGCTGTATCTTTACAAATCAGGGGGGGCAACGAGCGGCTATTATGACTTTACTCTTGAAACATCTGACGGACACAATCATGAAATAAGAGCCTATTACACAGACAGTTATGTAGGCAAGTCATACGTTAATTACTATGCAGATTCAAACACCCTAAGGTGTTCTGGCGCAAAAGTAACCACGACAGAGGTCAACGGGCATACTCATGTGTTTTCGCTGGATGGCGCGTATAGCGGTACCAACGCGCAGGTTTATCTTTATGGCAGTTCTTTAGTTAGTGCGGTAGCGTCAGGTACGAATTACGTGAATCCTACTTCTGAATCTCCAAGCGCTCATACGCACGATGTTACGATACCCAATCATACCCATGGCATAGATTTCGGCATCTACGAAGAAAGCAACAGTCCAAGCATCACGGTCAACACCGATAATGGCGCAGGGTATGGAACACCACTCTGGTATTCTGGCGATCAGCTTAACATCGATCTGACAAGCCGTTTCTCCGGGGCCGGATGGAAGAAGCTCAAGTTTACCGCCAGTGCCAGGTGCCGGATTGCCTTTGTGCTCGAATGTAAACTGGACATTTCCGCTTAAACATGGGAAAGTATCTGAAAATTTAGTGCCCACGGTGATTGACGGTCCCGCCACTCCCTCGGTGACCTTGAAGCCCGATCCTTAACCCTTTGCGGTTTTGGTCGGGCTTTTTGCGTTTTCGAGGCTATGGAAAAACTCAAACTGACAGACATACGCACATGCTGGGACAGAATTCGACCTGGCCTGGAGCATGTTCATCGTATATGCCGAACTGCTTGGCGACCGGTGGACGTTTACGACGCCTGCCGTGAAGGTCGTGCTGCTCTGTTCATGCATGGTGATGATTTTTGCGTGTTGCAGCATCAGACAAATCCGGCAGGCGAGCTGGAGTTATTCATTTGGATCACCTATGCGAAAGGCAAAAGTGCGCAAGAATACTATTTGCCTGAAATCAAAGAAATCGCTCGCAAGATTGGTGCTGTACGGCTGGAAACAGCATCCCCTCGACCTGGGTTTGAGCGACGGGCAAAAAAGACCGGATGGAAGCTGGTGACCAAAGTATACCAGATGGAGGTTTAGCGTGGGCAGTTCAAAAAAAGTAAAAGCCTCTTGGGGCGAAAAGGAGCTTGCCAAGATCGCCACTGAGGAATGGAACTTTTACAAACAAAAATTCGCTGGTGAGATCGACCCACTGATCCAGAAAACCATGGACAATAAGCGTGGTCTGTCAGGTGAAACGCGCCAAGCAACCGAGGCGGTCAGTGACGCTTTTGAGGAGCAACGGTCCAACGCTGTTGGGGCTGGTCTGCGGGCCGGGATAAATCCAAACAGCGGCAAATTCAAAACCGGAGTGAGTAAATTTGACATGTCCAAGGCTTCACAGATGGGCAATTCGGTAGCAACGACTCAGCAGGCTCACGAAGCCGAATATGTAACTGGTGTGCAGGACGTAATCGCCTCAGGTCGCGGAATTGCTTCTGGGGCTCAGCAGGGGCTAGCCATGGCCGGCACCATGCAGAATCAATCCAAGATCGCAGACGTTCAGGCAGAACAGGCGGCAAGTCAGGCATGGGGCAATGCTGCCGGAACGGTTGCTGGCATGGGCATTGGCGCTTACGGGCAGAAAAAAGGCTGGTTCGATCCTTCCGACAAGGCAGGTGCGGTATGAGTATGGGCGGCAGCGTAAAACAGGACACAACGGCCTCTGACGCCCAAGCCAAAATTTCACGCGAACAGTGGGACCTGTGGAAGGAGAAGTTCGCGCCTCAGGTCGATTCGTTGGTTTCTTACATAAACGATCCGGATATGGTCCAGAATAACGTGGACACAGCAAAGAGCGCGGTGAGCGATTCGTATGAAGCGGCAGAGGGAAGCACCGCAAGATCAATTGAGCGTTACGGAGTGAACGTGTCTCCGGAAGAGAAGGCCGCCATGGATAAAGAGCGTTCGATTACCAAATCGCTGGACATTACACAGACCGCCAATGATACGCGAATCGCCGCGGACGCAAGGCGTGATGCCGTCCAGAACGGCTTGTTTGCCCTCGGCCAAGGGGTGGCAGGTAGCGCCCAATCTGGATGGGGGCAGGTAGCGCAGATGCAAGCAAACCGCAATTCGGCCAATTCCGCGAATGCAGCATCGGTCGCTTCATCGAACGCAACCATGATCGGTGCCGGTCTTGGACTTGCCGCCATGATGATTTAAAGAGGGGGGTAACTATGGGTTTCGATCCAGGGGCATTTTCCAACAGTTTATTGCGCGGGCTGTCTGTCGGTCAGGGCTTGGTCGCGAACGCTGAGAATATAAAGCGTCAAAAGCGTCTCGACAAAGAGCGGGCTGAGGACCGAGAGTTCAATCGAGATCGTCAGATAAAACAGGACGAACGGTCCGAAAAGCGGTTTGCCTGGCAGCAAAAGCAGCATGAAATGCTGATGAAACGGTATGAGGAAGAAGAAGAAACCAAGCAGATGTACCAGGATCTTGTTCTCATGGAGCAGAGTATTGAAAATGGCACCTACGATACGCCTGAGTTCTTCGCCGCAACCAGTCGCGTATTTGGTGATATGGTGAATGTCGGTGGTCCGGATGGGGCGACCAAAGAAATGGTGGGAGCCTCTATCACGCCAGATGGTACCGGTTTCATCCCCCACCTTAAAGCGACAACCGCCGAAGGGAAAAGCTATGTTGCCCCGGCTACGCTTCCCAACCGTGATCATACCGACAAAGACGTCATGGTTGTGCCGTTTCGAGACTTCTTCGGCGAAATGGGCAGCCGCAAGCAGTACCTTCAAAACCTGCTTAAAACCAAGTTCGCCCAGCTTGACCCGAAAGGTTATCTCGAAAACAAACGAGCCGTGGCCGCCGAAGAGCGCAAGAACCGGCTTGCCCTGGATAAGGAGAAGCGGGATCGCGCATTTGAACTGAAAAAGATGGGCAAGGAATACGACCTCAAGCGTGGACTCGAAGCCACCAAGGCGAAAAATGGCGGCAGCGGCAAGTCGGATCTGATCCAGCTCAAGACCGGGCGCACAGCCACCCTGGACGATCTGCGCCAAACGTACATTGCCACCTACGGCAAGGCTGATCCTATGGGGAATATGATCGGCACGATCGATGGAGCGCCAACCTACGAAGAATGGGTGAACGGTCAGGCGGTGCAGCCGGTGTTCACGGCGCAGGAGCAACCGGCCATGGATATGAACGATCCTGTCTATCTGGAAGCCAGGAAACGGGCCGAGAAGTGGGCCGGCGACCAGGCTACTTTGAGGCACTTTGATTCGACGGACTTCGCGGCCTTCGGCGGCAATCGACAGCAGGCCATCGAAGAAAAGACCATCGAATATTACGACATGCTCAAGAATGGCAATACGGAATCGCCGAAGGGTGGCAATAACCATCCAGCAGCGGACGGGGTGCAGGCAGACAATGGGAAGCGGCCCAAACGGCAAAAACCCCAAAAGCTCGATCAGACCAACCCCGAGCATATAAAGATAGCCCGCGAGATCCTCAAGGAAGCCAAAGGCGATAAGGCCAAGGCCCGACAACTCGCCAAGCAGCGCGGATACTCTTTCTGATGGAAGGACAGCTCAACCATGCCCGATATCTTTGATCTGATCGACATTGAAGACACAACTTCAGCCCCCGCACCTTCTGCCGGATCGCAGGATAGTGGAGACATTTTTGACATGGTTGCAAAAGAACAGGCAACCGCAGAAACCGAGGATAACAACTCTATTTGGTCGGCGGCCAAGCGCGGAGCGCGAAAGGTTCTCCCGTCGTTTGCTTCGTCTGCCGCATCCACCGCGGAAGCCTTCCTGCGTTCCTTCGGGACAACAGATCCCAGAGAAGACTTAAACGAATATATCCAAAACATTGACCGTCTTCGTCCCGGGTATTCCCAGACTCCAGAAGGGAAACGACATATCGAAGAAGTTAAAAAGTCCATAGCCTCCTGGGAACCAACGGCCATTGAAAAGACTTTTGACAAGTTGGCCGACATAACCGGCGACTCTGCCAGGCATTGGGATAAACAGCGCAGTGCTATCGATGCCGAAAAACCCAAAGATCTGCAGCGTAAGCTGTGGGGCAACCTGGACCTGTTGAAGGATCCGAGATGGTGGACGGAAACCGGGATCGATACTGCTTCATCCTTGATTCCTACTGTGGTTGCCTATGCCGTTGGTGGACCGGTGGCGGCAGGGGCAACAGGTGGCAGTCAAGAGGGTTCTTCGCTTTACCGCGAACTGGTAGACGAAGGGGTACCGGAAGAATCAGCAAGGAAGGCGTCCACGGCTTACGGGGTGGTATCCGGCGTCCTTAACTCTTTCGGTGCGGAGGCCGTACTCGGAAAACGAGGAATTGAAAAGCTGGCCGGTCGTGGGATTTTCAAAGCCATGGCTCGGCGGGCTGTAGGTGGTGCCGGCGAAGCTGTGACCGAATACCTCGAAGAACCGGCACAGGCGGCAGCCGCGGCATTGGCCAAAGACAAGCCCATGCAAGAGGTCGTTTCCGATGTTGTGGAAAGCCTCAAGAACATCGATGTAATTCCGACCAGTTTTGTTCTTGGTGCAGCAACCAATGCCATGGCGCCGGAAAGCAAGGCAGAACAAACCGAACCGGAGGTTGCCGAAGAAGCAGCAGGACAACAGCCTATTTTTGACGAATCGCGCATGCTACCGCAACCGGCTGTCGAAGTAACACCGGATGGAACCGCTTTCACTCCTGAGCAAAAGAGCAGCATCATCAATCAGGGCCTGAACGTGCCTGGGATGACCGATGATCAGGTGACAGCCTCCCAACAGAGTATCAATACTCCCCCGCAACCGAATCCGAACCGCGCCTCGAACATGGCTGTGATCGCAGAGCGCGGACTGATGGTGTTGCCGCAGGCTGAACCTGTTTACGCCGAGCCGGTCCAACCGGCCGACCCGGCACAGACCATTTATGCCGAAGGCGGTCCCGTTACCGACCCCGGCCGCATGCTGGTCAACCCTCACGGCATACAAGCACCCGCTGCCCAGGTATCGCCCGAAGGTGCCGCCATGATGCCCGAGCAAAAAAACGACCTGATCAACAGAGCATTGGACGGCATGCCCGACAGCGAAATTCAAAAGGCGCAGGACCGCATGAATGCTCCTGAACGCCTCGACGCCTTGACCGAACTGCGCGACAAGATCGCTGGCAATCTGCTGAAAAAGGACGGCACCCCGAAGAAATCGGCCGGAGCGCGGGCCTTGGCGCGGCTGTATACCTTGAATGAACAGATTGTTTCTCTGACACCGACCACCACACCGGAAGCGCCGGCCAGCATGGAAGCTCAGATGCGGGCACTGGTCGATGGACGGAAACCGGCCGTACTGGTTACGCCCGGGGAATCCATGCCCGAGGTTCCGGACGGTTTCAAGACGGCGCAGATCCCCGAAGGTACACTGATCTTTTCGCAGGATGGAACATTGAACCTGGCTCGTTCCGGTAAACTCGGCAGCGCATTGGGATACGGCATCGATAGCAAGCCGACCGATTCGCAGACCGTCGTAACCTCCCGCGACAAGGACGGCACGGTGATCCAGGATGTGGTGACCGACGGCAGCCAGGAGGTGCTGGACGCCGCGAAAACCGTGGCCGGAGAAGATGGCACGGTGGAAGTGCGCCCAGCCGAGGAAGCGATTGAAGAACGGGAAGAGGGAGCCGCGGATCTGCCAAGTGTAGAAACCGTTACGAGCTCGTCTCAGGAAGGGCCTGTGGCGGGCTTTGCCAATCAAGAAAATGCACCTGATCTGCCGTCCGTCCAGCACCTGACCAACGAGCAGGTTTCACCGAATACCGACAAGCGCACCATCTATCGCGCCGGCAAGCAGCATGCCTTGGATGCCATTGGCAAGGGGAAGAAGTTGTACCGTGCCATGTTCACGGTCGACAAGGACCGTCACGCCGATAACTTGGAGGCCAACCCGAATAATCCGCACAAGGCCCAAAATGGGGCCGATGTCCGTGCTTTGTGGTTCACCACGGAAATGGACGACGTTCAGCGCATTGCGGAGCATAAAGGAGCCAAGGGCGGGGATGTTGAGATTGCTGAACTGGATCCTGCCGATCTGCCGGATACCGTCTATTTGCAGAATGCCGATGATGCCGGGTATCTGGACCGGTTGTGGCTTGGTGTGCCTGAAGGTATCGCCAAGGATAAAATGAAATTCCGTTCCTTGACAGAGCTTGAGGACGGCGATACTGTTCAGAAACAGGAGGACGTTGATGAATCTAGTAGTCAAAAGGGACAAAACTCCGCACCTGACGACGCTGCAGGGCAAACCGGCACTGGCGGTGCCGGAGATCAGCAAGACGGGACTGGCACAGATGCAGGGAAGCGAAGCGTTCAAGAGTCTTCCGAGCCAGGATCAGAAGGAAGTGGTGCGGAAGTACAAGCGGGATCTGGCGACTCTGCCGCTTCTGGATTAGCTCCCCTCCATATCGCGCCCCTGTCGGACAAAGCCTTCCTCGTCAAGGGCGATACCAAACCCCACAAAAACCGTCTGAACAAAAACGGGCTCAAAGGCTGGTGGAACCTCAAGCATCGTGGATGGGTGTTCCCCAAAACCCGCGAGGCCGAGGTGCGTGAAACGCTCAAGGATTTGTTGGAAGCGCCTGCAGCCCAAACGGAAGAGTTGATAGAAGAAGATCCGTTTGCAGAGCCAACCAAAGAAGAAACCGAGCGTTTGGCCGCCGAAATCGACGCCGCCGACATTGAGCGCAATGCCCGTAATGCCGAAGAAAAAAATTCCCAAGGAATCCCCGCCAGACAAGTAGGCGAAGACGGTAAACTCTTTGCCTCTCCCCCGGCATTCGGCAAGAAGACCAAACCCGAAGGCACAAATGTGTCTACCCTCGCCATGGAAGATGAAATGGCCAAGGCGCAGGACGATGCCAAGCAGACAGATATGTTTGACGGGGGAAGTGCGCCTACTTCCGCTCTTGATTCTGAACTGGCCGACATGGATATGGACGATCTTTCGACCATGTTTGACGAGGTGGCCAATGAGCAGGAGGAAGAGCCTGCCGCACCCAAAAAGCCGGCGAAGAAACGCACCACCACGAAGAAGGCCACCCCCCAGAAGGCACAGCAGAAGGTCCAGGACAATCAGACTGCGAAGAAGATTGCAGGCGAAGCGGCCAAGCACGGTGTCAAGGGTGTGGGTGAGGCCATGCAGGGGCTGGTGGATCTGTTCGGTGGGGCCGATTCGCTCTCGAGCTTTCCTTCTGGTTTGGACCGGGATACCTACGCGAAAGCCAAGCCGCATTTTCAGAAAGCCCTGGAAGAGTTCCGCGCAGCAGGCAAAGGCGTCAAGGATTTCATGCGCTTCATTGTGCAGAATTTCAGCGCTAAGGTGAAACCCTACCTGATGCACTTCCTTGATGAAGTGAAAAACGGTGATATGCTATCCTCAGACGAGGTACATGCCGGAAAGGATAATATCGATGATCGAATCGAGGAAACAGGCGCAGCAGAAAGCGGGGAGTCTGTACGGGACGACCGTGAAGGAACTGCAGGAAAGGGCGATAATCCATCTCCACGAGTGGTGCCCGAAACAACACAAGGCACTGATGAAATCGAAACAGCTTCTGCCGCTGACGCTGAAAGCAGCCGAGAGAGCGCACAAGCAGATCAATCAACTGATGGCAGCCGGGTATCAACGCCACGAAGCCGAAGAGGTGGTTCTCCCCGAGTACATTCTGATCAAACCGGAGGACGATCTGCTCGAGAAGATCGAGGCCGACGAGATTTAGAACCCCAGGGAACGCCTGCCACCAATTACCGCATCCCCGGCGATTTTGAGCTTGGACGCGGCGAAACGGCGAAGTATGCCGACAACATGGCTGCAATCCGCATTCTCAAAACCCTCCAGAAAGAAAGACGCTTTGCCACCGCAGAGGAACAGCAAGTCTTGGCCCGCTATGTCGGCTGGGGTGGGCTGGCCAATGCCTTCCGTCGGCCCGACGGGTCCATGGCCAAAGGCTGGGAAAGCAAGGTCGAAGAACTTGAAGGACTGCTGACTGAAAAAGAATTGGAGGTAGCGCGTAACTCCACGCAGTTCGCCCATTACACCAGCAAGGACGTGGTGGACGGCCTATGGAAAATTGCACAACGCCTTGGTTTTAACGGTGGAAACGTGCTGGAACCGGCCATGGGGACGGGTAATTTCCTTGGCCTGATCCCGGAAGGACTGTCCGGGCGTACCCACTTTACTGGTGTCGAATACGATCCGCTGACAGCCGGTATCGCGGCCGCTCTCTATCCGCAATCGAACGTCGTTCACAGCGGGTTTGAAAAAATCCCGCTGCCCCCTGATTATTTCGATTTCGTTATCGGCAACCCGCCATTCAGCCAAAACAGCTTGCGGTTCAAATACACGCCCGACTTCAACCGGTTCTCCATGCACAACCAGTTCATGCTGGCCGGTCTTGAGTCGCTTAAGCCTGGCGGTGTGCAGGCGTTCGTCGTGTCGCGCTATTTCCTCGACGCCAAGAGTAAGGAGGCCCGCGCCAGAATTGCGGACCAGGCCGATCTTGTCGCCGCCTTCCGTTTGCCCGATACCGCTTTCAAGGCCAATGCTGGCACCGAAGTTGTCACCGACATCATTGTCTTGCAGAAAATCGCGGATCCTGAAAGCCGTAACGATGTGCAGTGGGTGGGAACCGACGAAGTTGCCGATCCGCTGGGTGGCGATCCGATCACCGTCAACGAGTATTTCAAAAAACATCCTCAGAACATCATCGGCACCTTGGATAGATCGGGCAGCCAGAACATGCACAACGATGTAAACGTGCATCTGGAGCCTGGGACGTCCTTGTCCGAGGAACTTGACACTCGTATTCAAAGCCTGCCCAAGAACATCCTTGCGGCAGAAACCCCGCAGGACCGAACCCGCCAAGCATTCAAGGATTTGCAGACCTCTATTGAGGTTGCGTTGCGCGGCGGCGAGATCGGCAATGTCATGTTCAACGTCAACGGCGAACTGATCCAAGTTTATGAGAAAGAAGCCCCAGGCGGCGGTGAACTGTTTGCCGAACGGGTCCTGACCGAAGACTCCCCTTGGCATAACAGCTTGCAGCAGAACGAAGATGGCAAGTGGTACGAGGTTGTCGACAAGCTCGACAAAAAGGGCAAGCCGGTCAAGGTTCTCGGTTCGAACGGCAAACCGACCAAGCTCAATCAGAAGGAAGAGCGGGTATATGACAATGAGGCCGATATTCCCGGCACCAAGAAACTTGGCAAGCTGGGCTATGCGCGGCTTAAGGGGGCCGTGCAAATCCTCGATACATTGATCGAACAGATCAACCTGGAGAACACGCAGAACACCGCAGGAAAACAGATCGAGGCCAACCGCAAGAAGCTCAAACGACAGTATCAGGCGTTTGTCAAAGAGCACGATTACATGAATTCGAGCAAGATGCTACGCATCGTGGACGCCTTGCCGAATGGAGCTTTGCTCCGTTCGCTCGAAGCCAAGTACAAAGCGCCGATCACCAAGGCTCGCGCCAAAACTTTGGGGTTGAAGCCTCGTGGAGCCATCGTCAAAACGGCCGATATTCTCGATAAACGCATCGTTTATCCCTACGAAGTACCGACCAGTGCTGACAGCGCCACCGATGCCCTGGCCGTGGTGTTGTCTGAGACGGGCGGGGTCGACTTGAAGCGGATCGCCGATTTGACCGGACAGACCGAACAGCGGGCGGTTGACGAATTGCACACCGGTATGGAAAGCCCGGTCATCTTCAAGGACCCGGAGACGGGTCGCTGGGAAACTGCGGACGAATATCTCGGCGGCAACGTGGTACGCAAGCTTGAAGCGGCCAAGCAGGCCGAGATGGACAAGAACATTGCCGCCCTCGAAAAGGTGCAGCCCGAACCATGGACCGCTGACAAAGTAACGGTGTCGCTTGGGGCGACTTGGGTTCCGGAAAAGACGTATGCTGCGTTTGTCGAACACCTGACTGGAGCCCCGGCCAAGGTGCTATTCTCACGCCTGACCAATACCTTTTCAGTAACGGGCAATGCCGCAACGTCCGGTGCAGCAAGTTGGAACACGCCGGGCCGGAACGTGGTCGACCTGTTGAGCAATGTTCTAAATAGCCAGGCTATCAAGGTGACGCGCACCGTCAGCGACGGTCACGGTAGCACTCGTACCTTTGTTGACACCGAAGCGACCCAAGCGGCCAACGACATGGCTGAAACGATCAAGGAAGAGTTCACCGATTGGGTGTTTCGTGATTCCGAACGGCGCCGCGAGTTGGTGGACCTGTTCAACCGCATGTTCAACGTGCGAGTGACCAAGCAGCGCGACGGTTCGCACCTACGATTCCCTGGCAAGGTGCCCGACCATATCATCAAACTGCGCCGGCATCAGGTCAATGGCATCTGGCGCGGTATTGTCGACCGTTTTGTGCTGTACGATCACACCGTTGGCAGCGGCAAGACCTTTACCGCGATTGCCCGCGCCATCGAGCGCAAGCGTATGGGCCTGTCGAAAAAACCAATGATGGTGGTTCCGAACCACATCCTCGAACAGGTGGCCAAGGATGTTTACACCCTGTATCCCGGGGCCAGGGTGTTGGCGGCCGGAGTGAAGGATTTGAGTAAGAACAAACGTAAGCGTTTGTTCGCCCGTATCGCTACTGGCGATTGGGATTTGGTCATCGTACCGCATAGTTCTTTCCAGTTTATAGGCATATCTCCAGCCACCGAAGAACGCTATCTACAGGAAGAATTGAGCATGGCGATTCAGGCCGTGGAAGAGGCCGAAGCCGAAGCTGAGGCTGAAGGTTACAGCGGTCGCCGCAAGCCATTGACGGTTAAGGAGGCCGAACGGCTGCGCGACAACATCGAGGCGCGGCTGGAGAAGGTCAAAGAACGGGCGTCCAAGCGCGATAACCTGTTGACCTTTGAGCAGATGGGGGTTGACGATCTGACCGTGGACGAATCCCACGAGTTCAAAAACCTCTTCTACCATTCCCGTCTCAACGTGCGCGGCATGAATCCGAAAGCCGGTTCGGCCAAGGCGTATGATCTGTGGTCGAAGGTGCGGGTACTGCGTGAGTCCAAAAATGGCAGCGTGGCGTTCATGACCGGCACCCCGGTATCCAACAGCGCCGTGGAACTGTATGGTATCATGCGTTATCTGGCCGCTGACGCTCTGGAGGAAATGGGGCTGGAACATTTTGACGCTTGGCGCAGTCAGTTTGCCAGCGTGAGCACAGCGTTCGAGCCGAAGGAAAGCGGTCGGGGGCTTAAGGAGGTCAACCGCATTGGCCGCGACTGGTCCAATATGCGCTCTTTGATGGACCTGTACTATTCTTTCGCCGACGCTGTTTCCAACGATGATATCAAGAAGTGGTACAAAGAGGACAACGACGGGGCCGAATTCCCTATTCCCAAGGTCAAGAGTGGTGGACGTCGGTCGGTCAACGTCGAGCCGTCGGAGGTGCAGGAACGCATCATCGAAGATATCGTATCCGGGTTCGACCATCTTCCGGACATAGAGGACGTGGACCAGCGCAACGCCGAACGGCTACGACTGATGGACCGCGCCCGCAAGGTATCTCTCGATGCCCGGGCGGTCGATCCCTATATCCAGGACAACGGCGAAGGCGGCAAACTGGAGCAGGTGGCCGTGGAAGTCAAGCGGGTCTACGACGCCTGGCAGAAGGACAAGGGGACACAGCTTGTCTTCCTGGATCGCAGTGTGCCCAAAGCCAAGGGTGACGCGGCCAAAATTGCCAAGTACGATAGCTTGGTGCGGCAGTTGGAGCAGGCCGAAGAGGCTGGCGACGAAGCCAAGGCCATGAAACTCAGTGACCAGCTTGAGAAATACGATCAAAACGAAATGGCCTCGTTGAAAGCTGCCCAGCAGGGAGGATGGAACGCTTACGACGAGATCAAAAAACGCCTGATCGAAAGCGGCATTCCGGAAAATGAAATTCGCTATGTGCAGGAGGCCACCACCGACGATCAGAAAAAGCTACTGTTCGAGGAAGTAAACGCCGGTAAGGTCCGGGTGCTGTTCGGGTCCACCCCGCGCATGGGGGCCGGGACCAACGTGCAGGAGCGTTTAGTTGCTCTGCATCATGTGGACGTGACGTGGAAACCGTCGGATATTGAGCAGCGCGAAGGGCGTATCATTCGCCAAGGCAACAGTCTGTTTGAGAAGTATGCCGACAAATTCGAAGTTGAAATCCTGGCCTACACCACCAACCGCACTGTGGATGCCAAACTCTGGTCCCTGAACGCGACCAAGCTCAAGATGATCAACGGCCTGCGTCACTACACCGGGGATTTCAATATCGAGTTTGACGACTCCGATAGCGTCGGTATGGCCGAAATCGCCGCGATTGCCTCCGGAGAACCACTGCAGCTTGAGCGGGTACAGTTGACCTCCGAGATCGACAAGCTGAACCGGCAGAAGAACGCCCACCGTCGCCGCATCTATGGCCTGCGGGATGAACTGGACGATCACCAGAGGGCGCTGGAAAACGAGAATGCGGTTGAGGTTTTTGCCCAGCACGCCGGGACTCAGGCCGGGATCGAAGAAAAAGCCAACAGCAGAAAAGTCTCGATTACCTACGACGGTGAATCCGTAAACTTTGGGTATGCTCAAGCCGCCGAGGCCAAAGGGCACATTACCCGGCTTGCCGATGCTGCGGCAGAAAACGGCGAGAAGTTCAGCATCAACGTCGATGGCAAAAAGTACACAGCGAGGACCAAGGCGCACGATGCCGTGCAGAAAGTTTTGGGCGATGGCATGGCCTTCGAGGCGAAGTTTGAAGGCGATACCTACATCAGTCGTTCCGCTATGGACAAAGCGATTACGCAGAAGGTCAAAGCCGCCATCGAGGCAAATCTTGATCAAGCGGATCCGCAGGCGGAAATGGACGAAACGCAAGTCGGGTCTGTCCGGCTCGGTGAGCTTGAGGTTGACCTGTCGGCCCAGGTAGTTGTAGGCGGCCGAATAGGCGGTAGCGAACAGATCGTTGAGATTTTCGCTGAGGCCAAAGACGGGAAAACCTGGCTGGTAAATACCGGTTATTCAGGAGCACTTGGAAGGGGCGGCAAGAACCTGGCCGAGGCAGTGCGCGGCCTGTCTGCCGGAATCTCTCGCAGGATTAGGGAATTCCCTACAATCGTGCAGCAACTTAAGGAAAAGGCCGATAAGGCGCGGGAGATGATTCCGAAACTGGAAAGCCTGGTGGATGAACCTTTCCCGAAAGAGCAGGAACTGGAAGAAAAGCAGCGTCGCCTTGAAGAGGTTGAACAGGAGCTTTCGGCAGAGGCCGATGCGGCATCGGAAACGGATAGCGATCCTGTCTATTCCCGCAAAACCCCGCAACAGCAAGCACGCCTCACCAAACAGCAGGTCTTGCAGACTATTGGCCCGATCCTGCAGAACTGGAAGAACGCCCCGCGCATCGAGGCGGTGCAGAGCGTAAAGGACCTGCCGGACCATCTGAAAAACTATATCTTTTCCAATGACCCGCATGAAGGGGCCGGAATCGATGGGGTGTTTGATCCCAAGACCGGAACCATCTTCCTGATTGCCGACGCCCTGCCGAGTACCGCCCGCGCCACTCATGTGCTGTTGCATGAAGTGGTCGGTCATTACGGCCTGCGCGGCATGCTGGGCAAGGATTTCAACAGCATTCTTGATCAGATTGGCAATGTACGTCGTAAAGACTTGGTGCCGATTGCCGCCCGCTGGGGCTACGACTTGCGCACCAGAGGTGGACGACGCGGGGCCGCCGAAGAGTGGCTTGCCGAGATCGCTGGGCGTGGAGAAACCAACGGCTTTTTAAAACGGGCCGTTGTCGTGATCCGCGATTGGTTGCGCTCGATGGGCTTCAACATGAAATACTCCGATGCCGATATTGTGGCGTTGGTGGCCAAAGCCCGGAAATATGTGGAGAAGGGCGTGGAACAAGGTGGCTCTGAGGTTCGTATCTCCTATTCCAAGTCTGCCATTGAGGCCCTGTATGCCAAGGTATCCGAGCTCGAAAAGAAAACGGATGCTGCTTATGAATCTGGTGACTATGGATTGGCCGAAGATTTGGACGCCCGGCTTGCCGAAGAAAGGGAATGGCTCGACAACTATGCATCTCAATACGATTATGATTTTGAACAAGATGCAGTCGACAATGAAGCCGGCATAGAAGAACAACTGGCAGGGGCTTACAAATCTTTATTGGACCTTCGAGCCGGGAAGCCTATTTCAAACGGATTTGTCACGGAGGAAGGTGTGATCGCCAACATGCGTGACGTTGTGGATTCCTACGGTCAGCAGGGTGTCCGAGACGACATATCCGATACCGAACTTATCGAAGCCGCAAAGGATGCATACCAAAACCGCAGACGCGAGTTGTCCGAAAAACCTGAACAATCCATAAAGTTCTCCCGCGCCGCCGCGGCAACCGCACAGACTCCACGAGCCAGCCGGATCGATCGTGGCAAAGAGGCCATAGGCACCCGCCTCGATTATCTGCGCATGAAGTTCCAGGACAAGTTCCTGCCGCTCAAGCGCACCCAGCAGGCGTTGAAGAAACGCGACTGGCAAGAACGCGAGGACAACAATCCGTATCTGACCGAGGAACTGTATCACGGCATTGCCAAGGATCGTCTGGACAAGTTCGAGGCCGAACAGATCGAACCGCTGATGGAAGAAATCAAAGCAGCGCCGGTTTCTCTTGATGAACTGGAACAGTATCTGTACGCCAGGCATGTCCCGGAGCGCAATGCCTACATTCAGAAGATCAATCCGGAATTCGAGGAAGGTGGATCCGGCATGACCGATGCCGAGGCTTCCAAGATTATCGACGGGTTCCGCAAGGCTGGTAAATTGCGGGTGCTGCACAATTTGGCGCAAAAGGTCTGGAGCATGGCCGAAATGCAGCGCCGTATTATTCGCGAGGAAGGATTGGAAGAGCAGGAACGGCTGGACGCTTGGGAACAGTTCAACTTCTATGTGCCGCTCAAAGGTGCGCCGGATGGATTGGACGAAGGCCACGGCCGCAGCATCGGACGCGGGTTTGCGGTCACCAAGTCCGGCACCAGGGCCGCGCTTGGACGCCGCAGCGAAGCCGAGAACATTCTGGCGCATCTGGCCGCCCAGGTGGCCGATACCATCGTGCGGGCCGAACGGGCGAAGGTCGGTAAGGCTTTCTTGCAGATGGTGGAAGAAAACCCCGATCCGTCGCTATGGACGGTACGCACCAGGGACAATCTGCCGACCCGTCAGGTGCTGGCCAAGAATCCGGCCTTTACCGCCTTAAAGGGGAAGCTGCAGCGCAGGCAGGCCGCTCTTGAAAAGGCCGAGGACGGCGCGGAAATCGAAAGGCTGCAACAGGAGATCGCCGAGATTCGTACAGAGATGGAAGCTACCCCGCCGCGGCAGGTGGCCGAAGTGGACGACTTTGAGTGGATCCGTGCTGACAATGTGTTGCCGATAACCCGCGACGGCCAGGTGCATTATATTCAGATCGAAAACAGGGATCTGGCCCGCGTGATGAAAAACCTTGGAGCAGCCGACCAGGGCAAATCTATTCGCGCTTTGGCTTGGTTGAATAGAGTGCTGGCTATGGTCAATACCTCGCTGAATCCCGAATTCATCATCACCAACTTCGAGCGCGATTTTCAGACGGCCATGATCAACCTGTCCGGGGAGGAAAGTGCCAAGATCGCAGCCAAGGTGGCAAAGGGCATTCCTGCATCTATGCGCGGGATTCGTAACGCCCTGCGCGGATCGAACGATTCTGACATGGCCAAGTGGTACGCCCGGTTCAAGGCAGCGGGCGGACAGGTGGGATACCTGGACCTGCAGAACATCGATCAAACGCAGAGACAGATTCAGAAGCTGGTACGGGAGCAGGACGGCAAGCTCGGTACGGTCTGGAAATATGTCCAGAAGGTCGGCAAGTTTATCGGCGATTACAATACCATGGTGGAAAATGCGGTGCGCCTGTCGGCCTTTAAGACCGCCATCGAGAACGGCATGAGTGAAGCCAAGGCCGCCAGCCTAGCCAAGAACCTGACCGTCAACTTCAACCGCAAAGGGGAACTCGGACCGGCCGCCAACGCTTTATATCTGTTTTTCAATGCGGGCGTTCAAGGATCGGCGCGGATTATCACCAGCCTGGCCAAGAGCAAGCGCACCAGGAAGATATGCGCAGGCATTACTCTGACCGCCTTTGCTCTGGCTGAAATAAACCGGCTGCAGGCTGGCGACGATGACGACGATGAAAACCGCTGGGACAAGGTGAGCGATTACACCAAGCACACCAATTTGTTGCTTATGCGCGGTGACGAATCGGGGGACGCCTTCAAGGTCAAACTACCCTACGGGTACAATATGTTCGTAGCCTTGGGTTACACCATGAGCGACGTTCGCGCCTACCTGACCAGTGGCGGCAAGCATGGCAAGAGCCCGGCCCAAGGTGCGGTGAGCCTGTTCCATGCCGGCATGAACGCCTTTAACCCGCTGGGTGGTGATGATTCGCTGTTGCAACTGATCTCACCGACCATCATGGATCCGTTCGTGCAGGTGGCAACTAACGAGAATTTCATGGGTACCCCGATCATGCCGGATCAACCGTCTTTCGGCCCGCCGAAACCGAAGAGTGAGATGTATTGGTCGAGCGTCCGGCCGTTGAGCATGGCAATATCCAAACAACTTAACGAACTGACGGGTGGCAGCAGTGTTGAACCTGGGGTGGTCGACATATCGCCGGAAGTGTTGGACCACTTTTGGGATTTCGCAACCGGAGGTGCCGGTCGGTTCTATGCCGACAGCATCAACGCCATGGCCGCTATGGCCAGAGGGGAAGAGTTGTCCATCAGGCGCGTTCCGTTTGCCCGCCAGGTCTATCAGGAAAAGAGTGATTACTACGACCGACAGAACTTGCACAATCACATGGACAAGGTGACGGCGCATTATGGTCTGTTCAAAGAAATGATGGAGACTGGCCGCAAAGGGGATGCCATGCGCTACCGGCAGGAACACCCCGAGATCGCCCTGAAACGGACCGCCGATCATCTGCGGCGGCGGCTTACAAAGCTGCGTCAAGGTAAAGAAAAGCTGGAAAACGTGGACAAGGAGCGGTATAAGGATAGAATTGAACGTATCGAGCGAGAAATCCAGCGCCTGACTATGGCGTTTAACCGCAAGTATAACCAGACGGTAACCCGATGACCTGGAAGATGATCTTGAGCGTCATTGAATACGCGGTCTTGTTCGCCGTGCTATTCTTTGCCTGCTACCTGAGTTGGAGCAGTCGCCGCACCCCCCTGCACCTGTTGTGGATGGTGCCGGTTGGTTGCGTCGTGTTCGTGGCGGCATTAAGCCTGTTGCAGCCAGGATAAACAGGTCTTGACCTGTGGACCGCTTCATGCCACTATGACTAAACAAAAATGTTCAATCGGATTCTGACGGACCCTATTATGGTGCCCCATCAGCCCGGCCCGAATCGAAAGATTCTCGCCGGGCTTTTTATTTGTGCGAAAGGAGCGCAGGCATGTCAGTCCTTACCCCCATGAGGCCGGGCGATAAGCCACAGATCGCTACCACTTATCAGGAAACGGTTATTCCATTCTCGGCCAACGAAGCAACCGTAGTCGATAAAAGTTTTGCCGGCAAGCATGTGCGCCTGCGCACGACAGGGCCATGTTTTTACCGGGTGGTTGGTGGTGAGGCCGGACCCGCGAATAAAAGCATCTATCTTGAACCTGGGGAAATGCTTTACGAGTTTGTTCCCGGGGGTGGTGGGATCTCGGTCTATGGCGATGGCGGGGCAGGAAGCCTTAGAGTCGGCGGGTTGATCGGCGCATAAGGATACCTGATGGAGCGAACCCTTACGGAAGCCGATGTACAGGCGATAGCCGAAGCCGTGGCCAGTAAAAGCCATGGCTGCCAGTTTACGGAAGAAGAAGTCATGCTGGTCCGTCGATGGCTCAAAAAGTTTGATCGCGTTGCCAATGTGATCGGATACGCCGTGCTTACGGTTTTAGCCACCGCCTTGCTAGGCGCATTGTGGACTGGACTCAAAGCCAAATTACAGGGTGGAGGATAAACCATGAATGTTCTTATCGATCCCGGTCATGGCGGGCAGGATCCCGGTGCTGTGGCCCAAGGTCTTCGCGAGTGCGATATCAATCTTTCCGTTGCTGCGCTCTTGGCTGCCTGCTTGAAAGAGCAGGGCGGCAAGACATGGATGACGCGACGGGAAGATAAGTTTGTCTCACTGCGCGGCCGCACCAATCTCGAACATCACCTGTCCCCGGATTTGACCATATCCCTGCATTGTAACGCTGCCGTAAATGTTGGTGCCCATGGTTTTGAAGTGTGGACTTCTATCGGCGAGACGGCCAGTGACCGCGCTGCATATCACGTTATCAATGCTATCCAGAACGCTTTTCCCATGCGCAGACTCCGGTATGACATAACTGACGGGGAACAGGTTTGGGACAAGGACAGGGAAAAGAATCTCTGGATGTGCCGCAGGACTTTCGGCCCGGCGATCTTAGTTGAAATGGGGTTTATCACTCATGCCGAAGAGGCTGTTTGGCTTGGCACTAAGGAGAACCAGGCTCTTCTGGCGCGGGCGATCGCTGACGGTGCTATCAAATGGCAGCGTGAACGGGGAGGGAAGGCATGACCTGGAAGGATATAGGCAGCGTCATAGGCAAGGCCGCACCCGTTATCGGGGGATTGCTTGGTGGTCCCGTCGGAACAGCGGCGGGAAAACTGGTAGCAAACGTGCTTGGATGCGAAGAAAGCCCGGAGGCCGTCCAGGCTGAATTGGCCAAAAACCCGGAGGCGTTCGTCAAGCTCAAGACCGCCGAGATCAAGCATAAGGGCAAACTGGCTGAACTGGCTCTGGAAGAAAAACGCCTGTTGGTCAATGCCGGCATCGAGCACCGCAAAATCGACACCGCCGATATTCAGGACGCCAGGGAACGTGACGAAAAAATCCGGGCCTCCGGAAGCAGTAATATGAGGGCCAATCTGATGATTATCGGTGATGTGGCTGGATTGCTTTGCTGTCTCGCGGCCATGGTGTACGTCAGCATTACGGCACTTACCGGCGAAGGATCGGCAGCTATGGGCGTGATGAACGGACCGCTTGGGTATTTGGCGGGCCAGTTTGGATCAGGGCTGCAGTCAGCCCACCAGTTCGAGTTCGGTAGTTCCAGGGGAAGTAAGGATAAGGATCTGATGCTGACACCGCAGAAAGGTTCCTGATTATGGATTTCGGGTTTAACGTTGGATACACAAATACTGGGAACAATAAATCTGCCACTGTGCGCCTTTACGCCCTCAACGGCTCCGGAAAACAAGAGCCGGTATATGACGGAAACGGCGAACCTGTCTACACAAAAAGGGAAGCATAATGGGTACTTTAAGTTATACGTTTGACCAGCTTAACGATGCTGTCACCAATATGCTGGCAATGACCGGCGATATTGGAGGGGCGA